CAGTAGTCTTACCACATCCTGCAGGACCAGCCAGCAGCATGTTTGGGATCTCTCCTTTATCTAGGAAGTCTTGGAAGGTCTTCTTAATATTTGTTGGTAAAATACATTCTTCAATAGTTTTGGGTCGATATTTCTCAACCCAAAGAAATTCATCTCGCATAATCATTCTAAAGGACGAACAAATTCATTAGATACAATCTCAGTTGCCTTCAATTGTTCTTTCATATATTCTACACCATCTTCTGGTGTAGCAGTATCACCACAAGTAAAGACATCACAAACTGCCATGCCTTTCTCTGGCCATGTATGAATGGAAATATGACTCTCTGCAAGCATGGCAACACCAGTTACTCCCTGAGGATCAAACTTATGTGTTGCTAGATTTAGTAGAGTAGACTTGCATTCTTTTGTTGCTCTATACAAAAGCATCCGAATGAACTCTTCATCATCAAGGAGTTCAAACGGACAACCCCGAAGGGTAAAAAGTATGTGTTTCACTGTTGTTTCTTCAACCATTCACGAAATTTACGTTTTCCCTCTTCAACTTTCCACCAAGGTGCGTAGAGGGGACCTTGATAGTCTTTCTTACCCGAAGGTGGAGTCGGGTTCGAGGGCGATGTAGTAGGTGAGGTCATGATTTTTAGAAGTAAAACGAGAGAGCAACTTCTGAGATACCACTACATCATATGTTCCAGGAAGAACTTTGATGTTTTCAATCTTGAAGTTGAATACAAATTCAGAGTTGGTTTCACCAACAATTTCTTCGTGACCGTGAGAAGTATCATTCTTCTTATCACGGATAACCAACTTCACAACACCATTCTCACCAATTGCTGAGAGATCTGGAACCTGATAAACAGCTGCTGCCTTCAGGAGTTTTTCCAGAACTGAAGTAGAGAGTTCAAAGCAAACATCTTCACTAGGAAGAGTGATTTCTTTTTCTGGAGGAGTGACAATTACATTCGGGTCTGCAAAGAAATATTTGGAGCGAGAACCACCTTCACGAATAACAACATAACCATCATTAGCAAAGTCAAGTTCAGGACTTTGATGCACGCTCAATCCATTCAGAAATTGGTTGAGATCATAGATTCCAAAATCTTTAGAGAACTCTTCAGTCACCGTTGCTTCAGCAAGAATATTCTTCATCAAACTGATAGTACGGAGTTTACTACCTTCCTTGAAGAGAATCGATTGGTTAATCGAAGAGAAGTTCTTCAGAACGGAGATAGTTTTATCGGACAGTTTCATAGTATTAGAGGGTCTCAGTTTCACTGGGGATAGGTTTCGCGTTTTGCATTCTTGTCGTTAAAATGCATCAGAAGTACAGCATAATGCAGGATCTTCATAATGTCACGACGTGCAGTACCTTTCTTATCATAACGAGAGGCATACTTGAGGATGTTGCTGCGGCAGAAGGATTCTCCATCTCCACATGCCTCAATCAAATCAAGTGTTTGTACTTTATCATCACCAGCGGAGTAGTGCTGGTTATATGTTGCAGAAATATAATCGGTCAGTTCTTTGAGAATACGTTCTTCACTGTACTTAAATCGATTAGGATTATTATTAGTAGACATATCAAGGTTAAAGGAAACAGAATCTTCGCCACCTAGGGAAAGATAATCCATAGGGACTGGTTGAGCAGCACCATAAATTGTTGCTGATCCTGTACTGCCACTAAAGTTAATAGTATCAGGTGCAGCAGTGGGATTACCTGTAATACTGAATCCATCTTCTTCCCAGAAGTCGTCATTAGATACCCCATTAACAGAATATCCATCCAACTTCATAACATCACCCTCAAACGGATTCTTACGGTCAGGATCATTACGAGTATAATCGTAATAATGAGTGGAGTGTTTAGTCATGTTCAATTCATCGAATAATAAAGACCAAGAGTTAACCATATTCTATCAGGATTGTACCTCCTCGTCAACTGGCATTACAAAATCAGCATCAACCTTGTCATACAGTTCCAGGAATGCCTGCTTGGTTTCGTCATCAAAACGATTGACACAGACTTGAATTGCTTTTGCCTTGTCTCCGAAGATGCTGTATGCCTTCACGATGTGGACCAAGCGGCGAGTAGAGATAATCTCCTCAATACCACCATCATAGAAGGTCTTGCGGATGATGTCTGCCCAGTCAGAGAGACGCTTGCAAAACTCTTCATCCTTACAGATCTTACCAAGGATCTTCTGTTCGGTAGCAGCAGTAGGATACTCTTGCTCAAAGGTTACGGGGAACCGCTCAAGGAATGCTTCGTTGAGCACATTAGTTCCAATGAATCGTCCATCATCGCTACCTTTACCTTTGGTGTTGGCAGTGGCGAATACTTGGAAACCTTCTGTGGGAGCAACCCATTTGCCAATCTTCTTGAGGAAAACTCCTTTTCCTTCGAGAATAGATTGAAGACAGAGGATCTTGTTTGAGGCGAGGTCGATCTCATCAAGGAGCAGCACAGCACCCCGCTGCAGGGCTTCAATGACGGGTCCATTGTGCCAAACGGTTTCTCCGCCAACGAGGCGGAAACCGCCAATAAGATCGTCTTCATCAGTTTCTACCGTGATGTTGACTCGGATGAGTTCTCGTCCGAGTTGGGCACACGCTTGTTCGACAGAAAACGTTTTACCGTTGCCCGAGAGACCCGTGATAAACGTAGGGTAGAAGAGACCGGACTTAATAATTTTTTTAACGTCACCAAAATTGCCAAACTGGACGAAGGAATCATCTTTACGAGGGATAAGGTTTTGCTCTACCGCAGGCATTGCTGCAGGTCCATTATAAGTTACTTCCAGTTCTTCCACAGTCTCTTTCGTTACTTCCAGGTTCCACTTACCACGACCAACTTTATATTCAGTCAGTTTGTTAGTGATAGTCTGATAGTTGAAATCATTCATCATGCAGAATGCCTTGATCTCAGCAGAAGTCACGGACTCGCCGTAGGACTCGCGGAGACATTCGATGATGCTTTCTTTGGACAGACCCATTTGCTTTGTTTGAACTGAAGTTATTATAGACGAAAAAGGGGGCAGTTCGCCCCCTGAGTGGTCAGTCTCCAGACCGTCCATACCTTCCATATTTGTATCGCATAGCCTGGAGCAACCATGATTGTGAAAGGGACCTGGGACCATTCTCAAGGATATCCAATACCTTTGGATCCTTCTCCGATGCTTTTGCTATTTCTCTCCAGTTATCTCTGTATGCCGTCATGCTACCAAAGAAATAAATTCGCCTAGGACTTTCTTATTTAGTTTTTTGGTTTTAAGAGACTTAATAAAAGCAGACTTAATCTTCGCTTTTGTTGCACCATCATCAACAGAGAAGTCTGCATCTTGAGACAGGGAAGTAGCAGAAATAGCAAAGTATGCATGATAACCAGAAGTCTTGATGATGCAACTACGCTGCTTCTTCCACTCACTCTGAATTTTACGGAACGCATCAGAGTTCTGATCGTAGTAGAGTTTCATGAAGTGGTTTGCATCACGACTTTCAAGAACACGGATGCCTACGAAGTTGACTGTAGGAAAGTTATCACGCAGGTTCTGAAGCATCAGGTCAGAAAAACCATGCCAACCATAAGGAACCTGATATGTGTTGCCTGTCTTACGATCGCGAAGGAATGTGCAACCACCAGTCAGTTGACGCTTGCCCATGTAAGGTTCATTCTCCCAGTGACGTTTCACCATGACGTGACGGGTAAGATGATTTGCTTCACCATCAGTCAGGACAATACACTGAACCTTCTGCAGTTTGTTCTCACGCTGGAACTTAGGAAGAATCTGATGAAGAGTAACAAATGCCTCGTTCAGAGGAGTACCGGACAAACTCATGCAAGGAGGAATACCGTATCCAACCATATATTGATCGGAGAAGTAATTAGCAACACGCCAGATATTGATCATCTGATGTTCCAGTTCCTTACCATTCACCCGACTGGTAAGGATATTCATCATTGCAAACTCATGACTAACCGAAAGTAGGTTCTCTTTAGCTTCATAAGCAAGAGAGAAATCCATTGGTTTAACTACCTCTTGAGTTTCATAATCAATCTTAGGACGGTTCCACTCATTAGTGAAAGCATAGACCTCAAAGGGAATAGAAACTTTCTTACAGAACCAAATCAAATTGTAGAGTTGTTTGATAGTGTCCGACATAACACGACTCATAGAACCACTCCAGTCCAATACAAAAATCAGTCCATGATTTTTACCGTCAGGGACCACGGAGACCTTCTTGAAAAGGTCTTCATTGTACTTGTAGGTGTGCAGTTTAGAAGTATCCAGGACGCCTGTACGGGCGGTTGTAGCGCGGGCATAGGAGTCTGCTGCCTTGCGACACTCAAACTCTTTTACCAGATAGTTTACTTCTTTCTGAGCAGATCGTTTGAACTCAACAAACCGCTTGTCTGCGCGTTCGTAGATATCAACAGAAGGGACACTCTTTTGCTGGACAGAGAAAAAAGAATCAATGTTTTCATGAATTTCAGAATTGTCTGCAATGATTTTCTTCAGGTCTACTTGAGGAATTTCAACATATACATTCTCATATGTATTATCGTCGCCCACAAGGTCCTGAAGATTTGATTGCAAAGAATCAGCAGTCTGAACTTCAGGGTCATCGGAAGAAACAGGGGTGTCCCAGTCTCCCTCTTCATTAGTCTGTTGGGGGATCTGTGGATCAGATTGCCCTTCACTATCTCCACCACCTTCTCCATCACTTGGTTGAGATTGAGAAGTAGGAGTTTGAGATTGTCCACCCTCACCCACTTCAGGAGGAACAGGCATGTCATCAACCTTCTCTTCCTCTTTCTCTTTCTTGCAGAACAGGTAGAGTTCTTCCGCAACCTTCAATACTTCATCGAAGGTTTCTACTTCTGCAATCTTCTGGATAAGAACATTTTCTTCGGAGTCGAAAGAAATATCTACAAAATTACCGACCTTAAAGTATAGATTTGCACGATCAGCAAGGTTAAAATCATCAACATTCCCATCATGAATAGAGAAGAAGTCTTCGGCATTTAGTTCTTGGTAACCTTTGAAAAACGTTTTGGCAAGTCCCATATACTTGCGTTTCATAAGTTTTTCAATGCGAGCATCCTCAACCACATTCACAAACTGGGGAGGAATTGCAACTTTCTCCAACCAGTTTTCGTCAGGGGTGAAAAGTGCATGACCAACCTCATGACCAACTAGCAAATCATAAACTGTGTTGCTTGCCTTCTCCCACATAGGAAGGGTCAGGACACGGGTGTGAACATTGAAGCACGCGGTCTGCACTTTCTTGTGCTCCACAACCAAGTCTTCAGTGGCAAGCAGTTTAGCGAGTTGTGACTTGATTTCGTGTCGGACTGCCATGGGGGTTCCTCTTGTATGCACCTATAATACTAAACCCCCACCTTTCGGTGAGGGCCCTCAGTGACAGTTTCCTATGTGTCTATGATTAGCTATGAAAGAATACTCCTACAAACTCGTTTGCATGTGGACTGATCATCATCGCACTCAATCAGACAGTTATAGTAATCGTTTATTAGATCAGATTCATCCATTGTTCGGTCTAATGTATGAGTCAATCGTTCAACGCTTTGTTTCCAACCCGCTAATTGATTATGTGAAATGAGATTGTGCATAATACCTCTAATAATACATTCGAGAAATAACAAAGAAACTTTCGTTACATAAGATTTTCTCTCAATTCTGTACTATCTAGTCAGGAAACCCAAACATTTCTAGTTTTTAATGAAGT